GATTCGGAGGGGATGGAACCCCTCGATTTCCTGCTCTGGGTGCAGAACTCGGGCGAGGCGCCGCTGACCGACCGCATCCGCGCCGCGACGGCCGCCGCGCAGTACCGGCACGCCAAGATCGGCGAGGGCGGGAAGAAGGACCGCGAGAAGGATCGCGCGAAGGATGCGGCCGCCGGGCGCCTGGGCGCGTTGCCGCCGCCTCGCCTCGTCAGTAACGGCGGGTGAACGAGCGGTCGACCGCCTGCCCTGATTGGGCCGGCAAGCTGCGGCGGCGCGAGTCGATCATCCCGCCGCCGATCTTCCCCGAACAAGCGGAGCGCGCACTCGATGTCTTCCGGTCGCTGCGGATCGTCGACGCCGCGGGGATGCCGACGTTCGGTGAGGCGTGCGATCAATGGGTCTTCGATCTGGTCGCGTCGGTGTTCGGCGCGTACGACGCGACGACGGGGCGGCGGCTCATTACCGAGTGGTTCGTCCTGATCCCGAAGAAGAACTCGAAATCGACGCTGGCGGCCGGGATCATGCTGACGGCGCTCATCCTGAATTGGCGCGACTCGGCCGAGTTTTCCATCCTGGCGCCGACGGTCGAGATCGCGAACAACTCATTTGCGCCGGCGCGCGATATGTGCAGCGAAAAGGCGGACGAAACGCTCGCCGAACTCATGCACGTTCAGTCGCACGTTAAGACGATCACGCACCGGGATAAGGGGGCGCTGCTCAAGGTTTTGGCGGCCGATTCGCAGACGGTCGGCGGCAAGAAGTCCGTCGGTACGCTGGTCGACGAGCTCTGGTTATTCGGCAAACAGGCGGACGCCGAGAACATGCTCCGCGAGGCATTGGGCGGCCTGGCGTCGCGGCCCGAAGGCTTCACGATCTACCTCTCGACGCAGTCGGACGAGCCGCCGGCGGGAGTGTTCGCGAAGAAACTGCAGTACGCGCGAGCGGTGCGCGACGGACGCATCCGCGATCCGCGCTTCGTGCCGATGATCTACGAGTTCCCGCCCGACATGATCGAGCGCGGCGAGCACAAGGATCCGCGGAACTTCGGCATCGTGAATCCGAACCTCGGCCGGTCGGTCGACGTCGAGTTCCTGCAGCGCGAGCATACGAAGGCGGTCGAGGAAGGCGAGGATTCGCTGCGCGGGTTCCTTGCGAAGCACGGGAACGTCGAGATCGGGCTCGCGCTCGGGACCGACCGCTGGCCGGGTGCCGAGTTCTGGGAAGGGCAGGCGCGGCGCGGCGTGACGCTCGACACGCTGATGGACCGGTCGGAGGTGATCACGTTCGGCGTTGACGGCGGCGGTTTGGACGACCTGCTCGGCGCTGCGGCGATCGGCCGGGACCGCGACACCGGCGAATGGCTGCATTGGGCGAAGGCTTGGGCACATCCGTCGGTGCTCGAGCGGCGCAAGTCCGAACGGACGAAGTTCGAGGCATTCGCGAAGGACGGCGACCTCGTCCTCGTCGAGCGCATGGGCCAAGACATCGAAGAGCTCGCCGACATCGTCGAGCGGTTGGACTACAGCGGCAAGCTGGACCAGATCGGCGTCGACCCGGCCGGCATCGGCGCGATCGTCGACGCGTTCGTCGGGAAGGGAATCGACGTCGACCGCATCGTCGGTATCCCACAAGGATGGAAACTGCACGGCGCGATTAAGACGACGGAACGCAAGCTCGCCGAGGGCGCGCTCTGGCATTCCGGATCGCCGCTGATGGCGTACTGCGTCGGCAACGCGAAGGTCGAGCCACGCGGCAACGCGATCATGGTGACGAAGCAAGTCAGCGGCCGCGCGAAGATCGACCCGCTGATGGCGACTTTCAACGCCGTGTCGTTGATGGCACTCAATCCGCAACCGAAGACGCCGCAGCTTTTCGTCTGACGTAACTCCCCGCTTTTCGCAATACGGAAGCCCGCCTCGAGCGGGCTTTTCGTTTTGGAGATTCGCCTATGCAGAAGACCGCTTACGGCTTGCTGACGCTGAAGTCATTCGACGAGAAGACGCGATCCTTCAAGGGGATCGCGTCGACGGTGTCGCCTGACCGTTCGCAGGACGTCGTCGAGCCGAAGGGCGCCGAGTTCCGGCTTCCAATCCCGTTTCTGCACCAGCACAAGAGCGATCGTCCCATCGGGGCGATCACGAAGGCGCGCGTCACGAAGGACGGCATCGAGGTCGACGGGTACGTCGAGAACATCGCAGACGCGCCGGCCTCGCTGAAGGAACGCCTCGACGTTGCCTGGGCCGAGATCAAGTCCGGCCTGGTGCGCGGACTGTCGATCGGCTTTTCGCCGAAGGAATACAGCTTCATCAAGGAGACGGGCGGCATCCACTTCACGAAGTGGGAATGGCTCGAGCTCTCGGCCGTGACGATTCCGGCGAACGTCGAAGCGTCGATCACGGCGGTCAAGTCCATCGATCAGCGCATCCGCATGGCCGCGTTCGGCCGCGAGTCGGGTGCGCCTCAATCCGCCGGCGTTTCGGCATCCCGTTCCACCTCCCAAGGAAACCACAGGAAGACGCTGCAGGAACAAGTGGCGGAACTCCGCGCGACCCTCGAAACGAAGCGCGCCCGCCTGAAGGAAATCGACGACATCGTCACGAAGGACGGTCTGTCGACCGAACTCCGCGCCGAGATCAAGTCGCTAAACGACGAGATCGCCGACGCCGAGACGATGCTCGCGCTGAAGGAAGGCCAGATCGAGCGCGCGTCGACCGCCGTCGCGCCCGAGACGAAGTCCGGCACCGGCCGCGGCCCGTCGATCATCGTCAAGTCGCAGGACCCCGACGACAAGTTCGCCGGTCAGTCCTATACGCGGATGCTGATCGCGAAGGCGGCCGCGCACCTGGCGCGGAAGCAAGGTTATAACGTCACGCCGTCGGAGATCGCGGCGCGCCGGTGGGGCCAGACGCACAAGCAACTCGTCGCCGTGATCAAGGCGAACGAGGTCGCGGGCGGCGGCACCGGTTCGGGCGAGTGGGGTGCCGAGCTCGTCCAGATCGACACGAAGTACAACGGCGACTTCGTCGACTTCCTGTACTCGAAGACGATCTTCGACCGCCTGCCGCTGCGCGCCGTGCCGGCGCGTGCCCGCATCAAGGGCCAGGACGGCGCGGCGACCGGATTCTGGGTCGGCGAGTCGAAGGCGATCAAGGTCACGACCGCCGACTTCTCGGCCGTAGACACGACGCCGTACAAGGTCGGCTCGATCGCGGTCTTCTCGAAGGAACTGCTCGCCGACTCGGATCCGTCGGTCGAAATGCTGGTTCGCGACTCGCTCGAAGAGGCGCTGCGCCAGCGCATCGACTCGACGTTCCTGTCGACGTCGAACGTGTCGAACGGCGTCTCGCCGGCCGGCATCCTCTACAACCTGTCGATCGGCGCCTCGAACGGCCCGGACGCGCAGTCGGTCCGTACCGACTACCGCGCCCTGATGGCGAACTTCATCACGGCGAAGAACGTCTCGGGTCTGTACTGGGTGACGACCCCGACGCTGGCGGTCGGACTCGGCTCGATGGTGAACGCGCTCGGTCAGACGGAATTCCCCGGCATCACCGTCGAGGGCGGTACGTTCATGGGCTACCCGATGGTGACCGGCGACAACGTCGGGAGCGGCGACTTCATCCTCCTGAAGCCGTCCGACATTTGGAAGATCGGCGACCGCGGCGTCGAAGTGTCGATCTCCGACACGGCGATGATCGAGCAGTCGAGCGCGCCCACCGGCGAGTCCGATACGCCGACCGCCGCGGGCGCGACGTTCGTGTCGATGTTCCAAGAGGACAGCGTCGCGATCAAGGTGACCCGCCGGATCTCGTTCGGCCTACGTCGCTCGACGGCGGTCGCCTACATCGGCGACGCCGCCTACGGCGCGGAAGCGAGCTAGTCGGCTCCGTGAAGTGATCGCCCGGGCGGGGTCCTCCCGCCCGGGCATTCGCACAAGGGAACCGATGCCACTTCTGAAGACGAAGCGCCAGATCGGCCGCGTGCCGGCCGGGACGGTGCGCAAGTTCACTGCGTACGAGGCGCGCGCTCTGGTCGCGCTCGGTCACGCCGAACCCTATACACCCCCGACGCCGGCGGCGACGCCCGCGGCGGAACCCGCTGCGCCGGTGCGCGCGCGGCGCGAGTACAAGCGGCGCGACATGCAAGCCGAGGCGCCGGCGACGGCTGCGGTCGTCCCGCACTTCACGAAGGACGACGCCTGATGCGCGTCTTCGGTTTCGACCTGTCCATCCGCAAGGCTGCGCGCAACCTTCAGCCGATCGACGACTCGCGCGGATGGGTCACGCTGCACGACACGCTGCCGGGTTCGTGGCAGCAGGACGTGCGCGTCGAGCCCGATCGCTGCACCTCGCATTACGCCGTGTTCGCTTGCCAAACGCTGATCGCGGCGGACGTCGGCAAACTCGGCGTGAAGCTGACGCAATGGGATGAACCGGCGCGCATCTATCGCGACGTCATGTCGCCGGCGGTGTCGCCGTTCCTGCGCAAGCCGAACCATTTCCAGACGTGGCAGAAGTTCGTCGAGTCGTGGATCCTGTCCAAGCTCGGCCACGGGAACGCCTATGTCCTGAAGGAGCGCGACGCGCGCGGTGTCGTCGTCGCCGCCTACGTGCTCGACCCGTGCCGCGTGCAGACGCTCGTCGCGGACAACGGCGACGTCTTCTACAAGCTCAACGCGGACGACCTGGCCGGCGTGCCGGACGGGCAGCCGGTCGTGCCGGCGTCCGAGATCATGCACGACCGGCACTTCTGCCTCGAGCACCCGCTCGTCGGCGTCTCGCCGCTCTACGCCGCCGGCCTTGCCGCGACGCAGGGGCTCGAGATTCAGCGCGGGCAGGCGAAGTTCTTCCGGAATTCGTCGGTCCCGAGCGGCCTGCTCGTCACGCCGCAGCGCCTACTCGACGCCGACGCGAAGATGTATCAGGACCGCTGGGAGACGAACTACGGCGGCGCGAACCGCGGCCGCACGGCGGTCCTCGGCAACGCGCTCGACTACAAGAGGCTGTCCGACAACGCGGTCGACGCCGAGGTCGCGGCGCAATTGAAACTGACCGCCGAGCAGGTATGCACGGCATATCACGTCCCGGCTTACAAGATCGGCGCTGGCGTAATGCCGACGTACCAGAACGCCGAAGTCCTGAACCAAATCTACTACGACACTTGCCTGCAGCCGCTCGTCCAGGCGATCGAGGCGACGCTCGAGGACGGGCTCGACCTCTGGCAGAAGGGGTTCAGCCTGAATCTCGACGAGAACGACCTCCTGCGCATGGACAAGGCAGCGCAGATCGAATTTGCCGCGAAGGGTGTCGAGCGCGCGATCTTCTCGCCGAACGAGGCGCGCGCGATGTTCAACCGCGAGCCGGTCAAGGGCGGCGAATCCCCGATGGCGCAGCAACAGAACTTCAGCCTCGCCGCGCTCGCGAAGCGCGACGCGAAGGATGACCCGTTCGGCGCCAACAAGCCCGCGGCCGCGCCGAGCGCGCCGGCGGCGAATGACCCGAACGCGGCGGACGCCGCGGCGAAGGCGCTGCAGGACTTCCTCTCGGCGGTGCAGAAAGGACTCGAATGTTCGACGTGACGAAAGCGGCGGCCGAGCTCGTCGCGACCGTGCGCGGACTCGTCGAGGGCGTTCGCGCGGCGTGCGATGCGCGGCTCGACCTGCTCGAGAAGCGAATCGCGGCAATCCCGGCCGGCATGCCGGGTGAACGTGGCGAACGCGGCGAAAAGGGCGCAGACGGCGTGCCCGGCCGCGACGGCACTCCCGGCCGCGACGGGAAGGACGGCGCGCCGGGGCCGGCAGGCGAGAAGGGTGCCGACGGCATCGCCGGCAAGAATGGCGCGCCTGGCGAACGCGGTCCGCAAGGCGAGCGCGGCGCCGACGGCGCGCCGGGGCCGAAGGGTGATCCCGGCGAGAAGGGTGCTGACGGCCGCGACGGCAAGGATGCCGTCGTCGACATGGCGGCGATCGAGGCGATTGTGCAGATGCGCGTCGCCGAGCGTCTGGACGCGGCGGTTGCGGCGGCGGTCGAACGCGCGGTCGCGGCGATCCCACGTCCGAAGGATGGCGCGCCGGGGCCGAAGGGCGACCCGGGCGAGCGCGGCGCGCCGGGCGAGCGCGGGCCAATTGGCGAGCGCGGCGAGAAGGGCATCGACGGCGCGCCGGGTCGCGATGGACTGCCCGGCCGCGACGGGCAGCCCGGCGCGCCAGGCGCGATGGGCGAGAAGGGCGCGGACGGGGTCGATGGTCGCGACGGTCGCGACGGCTGGACGCCGGACGACTTCGACTTCGAAATGGCCGAGGACGGGCGGACGCTGCGCTGCATCGCGCGGCACGCCGGTGGCGAGGTCGTGCGCGAGTTCCACCTTGCGATGCCGGTGTACCGCGAGGTGTGGCGCGCTGGCGAGTACCGCAAGGGCGACGTCGTCACCTATGCCGGATCAATGTTCCACGCGCGCCGCGACACGTCGCAGACGCCCGGCACCGGCGACGATTGGGTGCTCGCTGTCAAGCGCGGCCGCGACGGCAAAGACGCGCCGGCGAAGGACGGTCCCGGTGCATGAAGCCGCTTCCCGATTGGCGCGGACGGACGGTCGCGTGCTTCGCGAGCGGCCCGTCGCTGACGATCGAGGACTGCGTCAGCGCGCGGGATGCCGGCTGCCCGACGATCGTCTCGAACACGACATACAGGCTGACGCCTTGGGCGGACGCGCTCTACGCGCACGACGCGGCATGGTGGAAGGCGCACATCGCGGACGTGCGGCTTTGCTTCGGCGGGCGGCTCTTCTCGCCGTCGATGCACCTCCTGTTCCGCGGGATCGAGTCGCTGGCGATCTTCCCGGCGTGGCGGAACTTCCACAACTCCGGGGCGAACACGGTGTCGACGGCGATCGTCTGCGGCGCCCGGCGCGTCGTGATGCTCGGATTCGACTGTGCGCTGACCGGCGGCCGCTCGCACCATCACGGCGACCATCCGGCCGGGCTGCGGAACTGCGACACGATCGCGCGATGGCCGGCGCAGTTCGCGCGGCTGGCGGCGCACGCGCAGCGGAAGGGCGTCGAGGTGCTGAACGCCTCGCGCGAGTCCGCGCTGACGTGCTTCCCGCGCGTGACGCTCGCGGAGGTGCTGTGACGTACTGGACCGTCCCGCCCATGTGGGAGGGCCGCACGGTCGCGATCCTGGCGTCCGGCCCGTCGATGTCGCAGGGGGTCGCCGACGCGGTCGCGCACCTCCCGCGCATCGCGATCAATACGACGTACCGGCTCGCGCCCGACGCCGACATCCTTTACGCGTGCGACCCGGCATGGTGGCAGGCGCATCCGGAAGCGGCGTCGGTGCGCGGGATCAAGCTGGCGCTCGAGCATGTGCCGGGCAAGCGCATGCCGGTGCCTGACGGCGTCCTGTTCATGCGCAACACCGGGCGCCGCGGGTTCGACCCGAATCCGGGCTGCCTGCGCACGGGGGACAACTCGGGCGCGCAGGCGCTACAGGTCGCCGTCCATGCTCATGCCGCGCGCGTCCTCCTGCTCGGCTTCGACATGAAGGGCGGGAACTGGCACGGCCGGCACCCGGCGGGCCTCGCGCAATCCGATCCAGCGAAGTGCAGGAAGTTCGTGACGGCGTTCCGGTCGCTGGCGGTCGAGCTCGCGCGGCAGCCGGTCGAGATCCTGAATTGCACCCCGGGCAGCGCGCTCGACTGTTTCCCGCGCGCCCGACTCGATGACGTCCTGAAGGTGGCGGCATGATCGACACATTCCTCCGCGCCATCTGCCGCGCGCAGCGGGCGGACCTGCAGCGATTCGGGACGCGCGTCGTCACCGACGTCGCCGAGGCTGACGAATGGATCAGCCTCGAGGACGCGCGGGATCACCTCCGCGTCGACACGTACGGCAGCCCGCCCGTGTCCGACGACGACGCGTGGATCACCGCGCAGATTCCGGCCGCCCGGGAGTATTGCGAGCGCGATCTCGGCCGGGCATTGGCACCGCGCACGCTCGAGATTGCGACCAACGCCTTCCCCTCGGTAACGGTTGACCCCGCGGCCGGTCCCGCCTTCCCGCTCCCGTTCGGCCCAGTCACCTCGATCGTGTCGGCGAAGTACGACGACAGCGACGGCGTCGAGCAGACGGTCGACCCGGCGACGTACGTCCTCGACCCGTACGCGCATCCGTCGCGGCTCTGCCTCGCCTACGGGCAGACCTGGCCGACCGCGCGGGCGTCGCACAACTCGGTCCGGGTGCGCTACGTGACCGGGTACGAGCGCGCCGCGGGCTCGCCTCCCGTTCCGGTGGTCCCGAATACCGCGCGGGCGGCAATGCTGCTGATGCTCGGCCACCTCTACGAGAACCGGGAGGCGACCGGCGTCGACAAGCTGATCGAGCTCCCGCTCGGCGTGCGGGCGCTGCTCGAGATGACGCCGAATCGTGAGCGGATGGGGTTTGCATGAACGCGGGCGACCTCCGGCATCGCGTGACCTTCGAGGCTGCCGTCGATACGCAGGACGACGCCACGGGCGCCGAGGTGCGGTCGTGGGGCGATGCCCTGACTGTGTGGGCCGCGGTCGAGCCGATGCGCGGGACTGAGGGCGCGGTCGATGGCGGCGTCCTTGCCGAGCGCGACACCGTGATCCGGGTTCGGTACTCCCCAGGGATGGCCGCGTACGGCGAGAAGGATCGGGCGACGTGGAACGGGGTCGCTTACAACATCGTCAGCGTTCGCCACGTCGAAACGCGCAAGCGCGAGATTCAATTCACTTGCAAGAGTGGCGCCAATGTCGGCTAGCGTGACATTCCGCGTCGACGGCCTGCGCGAGCTCGGCGCGAGGATGCGCGGGCTGTCCGAGAAGGTGAACAAGCGCATCGCGTCGTCGGTGACCGGTGCGGGGGCGCAGGTCGTTAGAAAGCAATACAAAGCGAACCTGAAGTCGAACCCGTCCACCGATTCCGGCGAGCTCGAGAAGCATGTCATCACGAAGAAGGTTCCGCGCAGCGAAGCGGAGGGGCTGACGTCTGCGCATTACGTCACGGTGAAGAAGTTCACATACACGAGCGACAACACCGGACACAAGCGTGACACGCGTAAATCCGCCGGGTTCATCGAGTTCGGGACGGTACACATGCCACCCGAGCCCGGACTGCGCGCAGCGGCGATCACGAGCGCGCCGAAGGCGATCGACGTCATGAAGTCGCGCCTCGCTGATCGAATCGAAAAGGCGTCCAAATGATCGAAGCGGTCATCTTCACGGCGCTGAAGGGGCTCGTCGCGAATCGATGCTATCCGTCGACGTTCCCGCAAAAGGACGACGGGTCGCTCGCGACCCGTCTGCCGGCGATCCGGTACTCGGTGATCTCCGTCGAGCCGATGGTCGACGTCTGTGGCACCGACGACGTATCGACTGACGACACACACATCCAGGTCGACGCCATCGCGGCATCGCATCCGGAAGCACTGACCCTGCGCGACCAGATCATCGCCGCGCTGATGAATACGGACCCGCCGTGCGCGCGTGAGGGTGGGTTTGTCACGTTCGACGAAGCAACGCGCACGCATCGCGTGGTTCTGGACTACGTCTTCTCGCCATCCTCGGAAGTCACCTCGTAAGGCCGCCCGTCATACCCCACCGAAAGGAATCACCATGAGCGCAGGCAAACGTTACAAGTTTCAAGGGTCCGAAATCCAATTCGCGACGGCGTTCGACAACGCCTCGCCGGGGCCGCTGCATGTCTCCGGCATCAGTAACGCCTCCGTCGCGATCGTCACCGTCTCCGATACTTCGAGCCTCGGTGCCGCTAACGAAGTGTTCGCCGGCAAACTGTCGAGCGTCGAGGGTATGACGGAGGTCGACGACGAGACGTTCATCATTCAGATCGTCGACGCGACCACGTTCAAACTGCTCGGTGTCGATTCCACCGGCTACGGCACGTTCAGCGGCACGGCGTTGTTCTACCCGGCCGTGATGTCGAACTGGTGCGAGGTCACCGGCTTCAACCGCCAGGGCGGTTCGTCCCCCGAGATCCCGGCGACGACGGTGTGCTCTGACTTCGCGGAATTCGAGATCGGCCTGCCCGACTTCGGTACGGCGCAAGTGGACTTTAACTACGCGCCCAACACTACCGTGCAGACGGCGCTCGACACCTTCCAACAGTCGGGCGAAAAGACGGTCCTCCATTACTCGCTCCCGCGCAGCGGCGGCGAGCGGTGGGTTCTCGGGTTTGTGCAGCAAACCGGCGAGCAGGGCCAGAACGGCGGGCTCTGGACGGCGTCGATGACGTTCCGGGCGACCGGCGCACCCGTCACCGTCACCGCGTAAGGGGTCGCGGATGACCCCGAAGGAAGCTATCGCAAGGTGGCGCGAGAAGAACGCGCGCGCGAAGAGGGCGGTCCCGGTCGAGATCGACGGAGTCGGGACCGTTTTCGTCCGCACGATCAGCGTGGCCGATGCCGAGTACATCCAAGGGCTCAAGGATCTGTCCGGCGCCGGCTACGCATTCGTCATGTGCGGGCTTCTGTGCGACGAGGACGGCGTCCGGCTGACCGAGGAAGAGCGCGCGGAGTGGATGGACGTTTTCGCCGAAGCGACATGGGAGGACTACCTCGCCATGACGACGGCGGCACGGCAAGGCGCGGCGGCGAAGGCTGACGACTCGGGAAACTGAACCGGCGTCAAGTCCTGCTCATGGACTTGGCGCTGAACCTCGGCATACCGCATGACGAGCTCGCGGAACGGATGACGGAAAGCGCGTTTTTCGATTGGGACCGATATGAACGACAGAAGGGCTTGCCCTGGCAGCGGATCGAACGGCAACTCGCGCGGATCGCGATGTTCCTCGACCTCGGCCTGCTCGGCAAAGGGCGCGCCCGCCTGTCGGAGTACATGCCCGACGTCGAGCCTACAAGCGCGGCCGAAGACGCAATCGCAGATGCGATCGAAGCGCCCTTCAGCGGCGGGATTGTGATCAAACGCAATGGCTAACAACCTCGGAAAACTCGTCGTTCTGCTCGGCCTCGATGCCGCGGAGTTCACGCGCGGGCTGACCAAGGCCGAATACGAAGCCCAGAAGTTCGCGAAGAACACGCGCGCCGCGATCCTCGAGGTCGGCAAGGTGCTCGGCGGGTTGGAGATCGGTCGCCAGGTCTTCGAGAACACGAAGGCGATCATTGAGGAAGCGTCATCCCTGAACGACCTCTCGGACGCAACCGGCTCGTCGGTCGAGTCGCTGTCCCGCCTGTCGAATCAGTCGAAGATCGCGGGGACGGACTTCGGGACGCTGCAATCGCTCGTCCTGAAACTGTCGGCCGGGATGGCCGGCGTCGACGACGAGTCGAGCAAGGTCGGAGCGGCGTTCAAGGCGCTCGGCGTCACGGCGACCGACCCTGTCGAGGCGCTGCAGCAAGTCGCCGTCGCGCTGAACAAGTACGCCGACGGCACGAGCAAGGCAGCGATTTCGGTCGCGCTCTTCGGCAAACAGGGCCCCGCGTTCCTGGCGACGCTGAAGGACATCGCGGAATTGCAGGACGTCGGCGCGACCGTCACGGCGAAGCAAGCGGCGGAAGCCGAGAATCTGGAAAAGGCGTTCCGTCGCCTGTCGGTCGAGGGGCGCGGCTTCGCGAACGCGATCCTGAATGACCTCGTCCCCGCTCTGACGCACATGATCGAGGACATGAAGGAGGGGACGAAGATCGCGGGCGGCTTCTTCCAGGCGATCCTCACCTTCGGCACGCTGAACCCGTTTGATACGCCGGCCGAGGGCATCCGCAAGCTTCGCGGCGAGATCGACCAACTGAAGGCGGACAAGCTTGCCGGCAAGGACTTGTTCGGCGACCTGGGTCCGGAGATTGCGCTCCGCGAGAAGCAACTCGAATTCCTGAAACTGAAGCAGCGGCAGGCAGCCCTCGCGCTTATTGACCCGTCGAACAACGACGCCCGCGACTTCAAGGCGCAACAGAAGCCGACGCTGGCGTTTTCCTTGCCGAAGGATGCGGCCAAGGCGACCAAGGAAGCGATTAGCGAGGCCGAGCGATACCTCGAATCGCTCGAGCGGCAGATGCAGGGCACGCTCGACCTGAACGAAGCGCAGAAGGCAGAGGTCGCCATCTATGACCTTCGTCAGAAAGCGATGTCGGGCCTCACCCCCGAGATCGAGGCGCAGATCCGCGACTACGCCGCGCAAATCCAGGCGAGCAAGGACGCCAAGGACGCGCAGGACGCGCTCCGCAAGTCGGAAGAGGAGGCCGCCCGCATCCGGCAGCGGAACAGCCAAGAGCAGACGCGCGCATTCGAGCAGGCGATGAGGGAAGCGGAGACCATCCGCGACCAGAACGAAGCCCTCCGCGAGCAGTTGGAGTTCCTGAAAGGCGGCGAGGAAGGGCTGCGCCGGTACACCGACGCCAAGCTCGCCAAGATCATCGCGGAGAAGGAGGACCTCGTCGCGTCGCTGTCGAACGTCGAGGGTAACGAGAAGATGGTCGCCGCCATCCGCGAGCAGATCAACGCACTCAAGGACCGGCAGTCGATCCTGAAGGAAAACGCCTTCGCGGAGCAGATGAAGAAGGAGGCGCAGGCGCTGCAGGACGTCAAGAATATGTTTTCCGACACCTTCGCCAACGCCTTTGCGGACTTTGTGTTTGGCACCAAGAGCGCGAAGGACGCATTCCGGTCGTTCGTTGACGACCTGTCACGCCAGATCACCCGTATCGCGTCCCAGAACATCGCGAACGCGCTATTCGGTGGCACGAATCAGGCTGGTCCGGACTTCTTCGGCGTGCTCGCGAAGATGGCGGGCGGACTGTTCGGCGGCGGGTTCGGTGGATTCGGCGGCGGCGGTGTCCCTGGCGTCGGCTTCAGCGGCGGCGGGTTCGGCGAGCACTTCGCGTCCGGCGGGATCTCGCGCGGCGGCCTCGCGCTCGTCGGCGAACACGGCCCGGAAATCGTGTCGCTGCACGCCGGCTCGCGCGTGCACTCGGCGCCGGAGACGCGGCGCATGTTCCAGCGGCCCGGCCGCGAAGTGACGGTGCCGATCACGATCAACGCCTACGGACCGCAGGACACGCGCTCGCTGCGCCAGATCCGCGCGATGGCACGCGACGGCGTCATGGCCGGAATGAGGGACCGCTGACATGGACTTCGACAACGTCCGCTTTCCCCCGAAGATCAGCATGGGCGCCGTCGGCGGCCCGCGGTTTAAGACGTCAGTGGTCGGCATGGCGAGCGGCGCCGAGTCGCGCGTGCGCGAGTGGGAGCTCGAGCGCGGCGAATGGTCGGTCAGCCATCACGCCAAGAAGCCGGCCGAATGGATGCCGCTGCTCGCATTTTTCCGAGTCGTCGCCGCCGGTCAGGCAAACACCTTCCGGTTCAAGGATTGGATCGACTACACGTGCGAGCAGGGCGAAGGGTTCTTCGTCAGCGTCGACGGCAGCCCGGCGCAAGTCCAAATGGTGAAGCGATACACGTTCTACGGCATCGACGGCACGCCGTACACGTACGACCGCTATATCACGAAGCCGGTGAGCGGGGCGATCACTACCGACGCGTCGGGCCTTGACTACTCGACCGGCCTGGCTGACAGCGGGACGACCTGGCACGGGCAGTTCGATTGCCATTGCCGGCTGAACTCCGATGTCATGCGCGCGCAGATCATCGACCGCAACGTCTCGACCGGCTTCATCGTCGGATGGGACGACATCGAGATCGTCGAAGTCACCGGCGAGGCGCCATGACGAAGGCGATCCCGGTCGACCTGCAGTGGGAGCTCTCGCGCTCGCTCGCGCGGCTCGCCACGTGCATGAAGATCGCGCGCCTGGACGGCAACGTGTACGGGTTCACGACGAACTCGAAGGCGATCACGGTCGACGGCGTGCTCTACCTGCCCGCCTATTCGATGAACCCGACGGACATTGCGAGCGGGTGCAACCTCGACACCGATGACCTTGAGGCGGAGGGACTGCTCGACGCCGCGACGATCACCGAGGACGACCTGCGCGCCGGCCGATGGGACTACGCCTCGTTCCGCATCTTTCAAGTCAACTGGGCGGACCTGACGCAGGGCACAAAAAAGGACCGCGCCGGGCACCTTGGGAAAGTGACGGTGAACCGGCAGACGTTCGTCGCCGAACTGCTCGGCCTCATGGAAGCCTATCAGATCGGCATCGGCAAGAAGACGCAGCCGGGATGCCGGACGAGCCTCGGGTCGGCCGAGTGCGGCGTCGTGCCGGTCGAGGTGACGGGAACGATCGTCACGGCCGATTCGGATTTCTTCACGGTGCACGACCCCGCGCGCACCGAGCCCGACGTCTATTTCGACGAGGGTGTGATCACTTTCCATTTCGATTCCGGCGACATCGCGCGCGAGGTCAAGGCGTACGTCGTCGGGACGTGGGTCACGAAAACCGCGATTCCATACGACGCGACCGGGGTCGCCTACACGATGACGCAGGGATGCACGCGCACGCTCTCGGCGTGTCAGTCGTTCAGCAATGTTTTGAACTTTCGTGGCGAACCATGGCTGCGCGGCGAGGATGCGCTGATTCAGATCGGGCGGCATTCGTGATTGCGCGCGCGGACATCGTCGACGCGGCGCGCTCCTTGCTCGGCACGCCGTTCCGGCATCAGGCGCGGCTGCCAGGCGTCGGGATCGACTGCCTGAACCTCGTCGGCGAGGTGGGGATGCGCGTCGGCGCGGAAGGGTGCGACCGATGGGCCAGCGACGCCGCGCTGACCGCGTACGGGCGCACGCCGCGGCCGGACATCCT